TACCATTTGTAGCTACGGCCACAGTCACAGCGCCTGAGCTTGTGCTGGCGGTGTTGTCAATGTACAACTCCAACACAGTACCTTGGGTCGCACCAAGAGCCGCGCCAAGCAATGTGCCTGTAGGCAGTGTGAGAGTTACAGCAGTGGCTGAAGTTACTGTGATGTAGCCAGTTGCAACTTGCGCCGCAGTGAGGGTAGCCGTTGCGGTAAGCGCGGCTTTTGTGGGGTGATTTTGATCGGTGAAAACCAGATTTGTAGTTGTCAAATCTGTAACGCTGGTAGCAGCACCGAATGTAGCGTTAACTGTAACAGCACCAGTAGTGCTGTTAATGCTGATGGACTGAAAGCCGTTTTGCGACCGTACTGGGCCGTTGAATGTGGTATTTGCCATGATATTTCCTTACATGCAAGTTGGGGTGTTCTATCTGCATGTCGTCAGCCGGGACTGTAAGAACACCGGATAAGCCCGGATTGATTGCAATATACACCAAATAAAAAACACATGCAACAAATAAAAAAGCTCCCGAAGGAGCTCTTTAGTGGCGTTGTCTGGGATTCAAACCCAGCATCCTAGTCTTGTCGATCTGTGTGTACTCACCACACCGCCAACGCCTTACGCATTACGCGCCTGCAGAACCCCACATGCCGAGGGGATCAGACCAGCCGAAGCTGTAACGCTCACGAGCCTTGTAACGAACGTTACCAGTATCGAAGTCGCCGTCCATTGAGTTAGCCAAAGGCATACGCTCAAAGTGCTTCATGCCGTTGGGCACGTCGGTAATCAAATACCAGCCGTTGCTGTCGGTCAAGAAGTGGTTAACGGTGTAACCTTCTGGGATTGCACCCATCTGCTTCAACGCGTTGATATCGTTGTCAGCAGTTTGAACACGCAACTCGGTGTCAAGCAAGCGCTTGGCAACGAACATCAGTGCTGGAGGAATCACCATCTTACGGGGCTTGGCGGCGATCAACAGACCGCGCTCATCAGTCCATGCAGCGATTTGAATCACAGCATTTTCCAAAGAGGTTTCGTTCAAGTCAACACCAGTAGTTGGGCTGTTGAAGTTCACACCACCGTTAACGAGTGGGTGACCAACACGGGCGCTAGAGGAGTTAACACCGAACAAAGAAACGCCATCACCACCAAGATAGCTACCGCTGAAACCGTTGTTGATAACGGAAGCAGCTTTAACTTGCTTGGTGTAAGACATAGCGCGGGCCAAAGCCTTGGTGTAACGTGCAGACAAAGAGTCATACAAGTTATCTTCCACAGCTTCTTCAGTGATACTGAAGCCCAGAGCGATAGTCTCGTGGTTGTAGCGTGCTGTGAAGGCTTCTTGCGCATTGTCATAAGCAATGGCTTGACCTTCATTCTTGACGGGAGCAGAACCAAAGCCAGCAAGCTTTGTCTCTTCTTCGAAGCTACGCTCAGATTTCTCTGTTTCGTAGATTTCTTTGTGCTCTTCGCCGTAGCGTGCGTACTCTAAACCGAACAATGCGTTCAGGCCGGGGAGCAGCTCTTTAAGTAGTTGTGCGCGTGAAATTGCCATGGTCTATTTCTCCTTAGATGCCGGTGGCGTTAGAGTACGAATGGGCACCGGGATTGAACTTGACCAAGATGTCAGTGTAGGCGTCGCCCACAGCTGAGAATCCGGGCACGTCCGCAAAACCGACAACACGGAAAGCAAAGCCAGAAGTAGTAGCGGCAGAAGAGCCAGCCACAACTGCGGTGTTGCTGTTACCAGTGGTAGTGCTACCTGTGGAAGTTGACTGAACTGCGTTCAAGTACACGTTGGCACCTAAAGCAGCTTGTGTCACAGAACCAGCGGACTGGACTTGGAACACGGCGCGGTCGTCATCAATCACGTACGCAGTAATAGCAGAGCCTTGCACAGAAGCTGTGTTGGCTGGGTAGTACTGAGAGTAAATGATTTGGCCTTGTGCGTTCGTGAAGGAGCAACCGACGAAAACGCCGATAGTGCCTGCAGGGAACGGTGTGCTGTTATCGCCATTTGTGGTGACGATATTGATGTAACCAGACGTATTGATTGCAACGATCGAACCATTGAAGATGTTCGTGTTGTAACCAGCAGGGTCGATCAGAAATTGTCGAGTGCTACCAGCGTATGGTAGGCCACCCAACTCGTTTACGGCGCGAAAGCCGTAAGGTGCAGCGGTAGATGCCATTTAAGGACTCCTAAGTTTATTTAGAACCAGAACCAAACCCACCACGCGTTGAAGACGACTTGCGTTCGGCAAACAACGGCATGCGGGAATCATTTTGTCGCATGAAGCTATTGTCAACTGACTCCATCTGGTTTTGAGCCTGCTGGTTAAAGTACTCATCCCGAGCATCCGCTTTTTCTTTGGCAATCTTGCAGAGCATGAGGCCACCGATTTCCACGTTCCCAGTCTTTTCGTTACCCAACAGCATCAATTCTGGATGGTCAGCTGCCTTCACCGGCTCCCAACCTTCACGCATTCTGCGTGATACGTTGGTCACTTCCGACTGTCCCAGCACATGCGTCGCTACCCAGCGATACACGTAGCCCGGTTCAGGCGTTGGATCAGGCAAGTTTGTCGGCGGTACGTATACAGCACGAGCAGATTTTTCGCGTGACACCAAGTCACGATTTGTACGGTTTTCAGCCATTCGATTTCTCCATTTTTACCAATTCAGCAGCATATTGCTGCGGGGTTAAGCCAAACTTTTTTGCCAACGAAACTTGCGTCGGACTTAGTTGGACTCTTTTTGCTCCTGTCGAACGAGTCGCAGAGGCAACAACCGTGGAAGGCTTTCTGGAGCCATCGCCGGACTTCGGCCTGCCTTGTCCACCGAAAACATCAGGGAACGTAGCTTTCATGCGAGCATCAATGCGCTCGAAATATTCGTCAGAGCGGGGGTCTATTCCCGAGTTCACTAGTTTTTGATGCAGCCCTAGTGAAAAGCTGGTGAGTTCCTCGTACCCGGGTGATCCAAACCACTGGTTTCTTGCCTGCCAGCGCAGTGTTTTATCGTCCGGTTGGGCCGCTTCGGGTACTTGTTGACTAGTTTGTACAACATCAGAATCAATTTGTAAAGGGGTTGGCTTGAAATTTTTTGCGGCTGTTGCACGCATCTTCGCATCGGCCAACTCCTCTTGAGCCGCAATGATCGCATCTGTGTCAAATGCTTCATGGGCTTCTTTAAGCTTTCTACGGGCCATGGCCAGTTCAGCTTCTGTAGCAGTTTGAATCGTGGCGGCATACTGTTGCTCGCCATTATTCACGTATTGTTTAAGCTTGTTGTTCTCAGCCAGTAAGTGCTGAGCCACTCTCTCAAGCTCTTGTTTTTCGCGCATTGTCGCTTCTTTGACACGGCGCTCATCGTGACGGGCATGAGTGAGTTCCTTGATGCGCTTTTTAACGCCTTCAGAGTAGTTCTCAATTTCGTCATCGGTTGGATCGGCGACTTCGCGGTCTAGGGGCTTGCGGCCTCTATCACGTTCAGGCGTATCGTCTACGATCTCTATTTCGACGTCTACTTCGGACGATCCCACGGGTGCGGGGGTGTCGTCAAGCTCGTCGGGGAACTTATATTGTTCAGCCATTTCTTTCCTTTCAAGCGCGGGTTAAACCGCGGGGGTCTTGCACAACAGCATCAATTTGGTCATCATTGATGAGACGGAACTCCTTGCCAAAGATTTTGAATCTTGTGCCAGAGTAAGTACGTACCAAGACGAAGTCGCCCTCTTTACACCATGCGCCTGTGGGGAATTTGGTGGTGTCTTTGTACGCATCGGGGCCTACACGCAATACAAACAGCACCGTGGTGGCTGTCTCTTCTTGGCGCATGAACTCCGTTGGTTTATACAGGTTTGACCCTGCAATCTTTTCGTCTGCTTCTGGAACAACGCACAGCAACTTCCAACCTGTGGGGGTCGGCAGCGCACCTGCTTTTGTTTCACTGTCAGCGCCTTCTTCTGGCGAATCCAATTGCTGGATATGCTTTGGTAAGACGATGTTTGGCGGCAGGATTAATCCTGATTCAGTTTCAATCATCTGATTGTTCAACTTTCTGTAGCAGGTCGAGGAGATAACGCTCTGCAAGGGCTAGACCCGAAATAATCCCGCAGAGTTTTTGGTAATCATCAAATGTTCGACACGATCCCGCAGCCAAGTCATCTGCGTAGTTGTTCATGTCAGTACGTATTTTGTCGCGCAATACGGATGCGAATTCTTGAATCATTTTGAAGGTTTACCTTTTGGTTGGTCTTGGGTTTGCCGTCTGTTGACGGCTCTTAGCAATGTCAACCCCTAACCGAACGCCCTCGCGTTCTTGTTCTGCCTCCAAGCGTTGTTCAGCTTGGCGGGATTGTTGTCCAGCTTTAAAACCTTCGAGCTGGTACTTACCTTGCATCTCTTCTTCCTTGAGCCTGAGCTCATCGGCTTTAGTGGCAGCGTCGATCTGCGTCTTTTGCTGCTTGTTCTGCATATCTTGCTGTTTAAGAGCAAGCTCGGCTTGAGCCAACTGCATGTCAGCCTGCGCCTTTTGCTGTTTGATCTGCAACTCTTGTTGCTTGATCTGCAACTCTTGCTGTTGCATCTGAAGCACAGGGTCTTGTGCTTGTTGCTGGGCTTGTTGCTGAGCCGCCTGCGCTTGGTTTTGCTGAGTCACTTGCTGAGCGGCTTGAGCCATCATGCCCGACAAGGCCACCTCCAACTGGGGCGGTAGCTTCTCGTCTTCTGGCGGCAAGGACATGCCAAGCTGCTGCTCGATCTTCTGACGCATCATGAACCCAACGTGCTCTGCAACGTGCGCCATAAGCTCGGCTTGCATCTGCGGTGCTTTGGGGTTCTGGCCAATCAACTGCGCAATCGTCGGGTCTTGGATCATCGCTGTGTGTACAGTGATGTGAGACTGATGGTCTTGATGCAAGAACGCCTTGACAGGTGAGAGCTTCAGAATGTTCTGGTTCTCAGTCACAGGGTCGGTTGGCCGCATGTCCTCTTCAAGCGGGATGAGCTTGTCTGCGTTCTTGATACCCAACACCTCCAACATGTTGCGGTGCAACTGCGGCAGGTCATAGATATCTGGAGCCATTTGCGCCATCTGAATGACGGCTTGGTACTGCACCACACGCTGTGACATGGTGGCCGCATTGGGATCAGACACGGGGATAACGTCTACATGCGCGTAGTCCGACTTCTTAGCGCGTGGGCCGTCGTCGCCTTCTGGCTCGTATGAGTATGTGTCATCTGTGTAGTCACGGATGATGTCACGCAGAAGCTGCAACTCTTGCTTCAAGGCGTAGTGCACACGGGCCTGCACAGCCGTCATCACTTTAAGCTGGCGCTCAAGGATGGCAAGCGTAGTTCCCACAGGAGCCTGCGCAGACATGTCGGACACTTTCATATCCGCAGTTGCTGCAAAGCGACGGCCTTCGTCTACGATCTTATCGAGCAGTGCGGCAAGAACCGCTGATGGCTCTTTGTATGGCAGGGGCAGGATGCTGTCACGAATTGTGCCAGAGCCAATGTCTACGTCACGGAATTCACCCGGAGCGATTGGCGTGTCATCTCCCTTGATGCGCAGTCCTCTGGACTTGAGGCCACCGGGCAAGTTGGACAGTGTTCCTGCATCGATGAGCTGGCGCATGATGCTTGTAGCGGATTTAGCAAAGCCTCCGATAAGATGGAACAGCCCGAAGCCATAAGCTCCAAAGCCCGGAATATACTGGTAGTGCACGAAGTGCTGGCGCTTGAGTTTGAGTGGATCATCTTCGTTCCAATTACGGCGAATAGCCAAAACATCGTTTGTGCCGCGAATGATTGTCACCACGTACGGAAGCGCGATGCCTGTCGGCTCGTCATCGTCGTCCAAGTCTTCGTGACCCTTGATATCCAAGTCAACGTGGCACTCAAGGAGCGTGAACCTGTCATCGTTCAGATCACTAAAGCCCGTCTCTTTGTCCTTGGCTTTCTGAATATCACCAACAACTTTGTCTGGCTCACCCAGTTCTACTTCACAGTAAAACCCTGCTTGCTGCAGTTTCAAAATCTCATTCTTGGTCTTGCGCATTACGTGCGTGACGCGATAGCAAGTCTGAATGTCCGATGTGCCGTATGGCAGGATCATGTCTTCCGCAGGAATAAAGATCGACACTTGGCGGCCAAGCGCTGGGTCGTAGTACACCTTCTTAAATGCGGAGCCTGTGGCCGGCAGTGACCAGAGCATGCGTTCGTGTTCAGGGCGGAACTCGACCATCTTCTCAGTAAGCTGGTAGTTCATGTCTGCTTCTACACGAGTAGCCGCTTCTTGCTTTTGCG